CTCCTCAGGGAACTCAGGTGTATTACATACCATACCATTATGAGAATCCAGAATCTGTTCCTTATCAATGGTCTGGTCTTTTACATTCAAGTACTTGCCTGCCTGTTCCTTAATTCTTTTTGGCACTTCAGAATTCAATCTGTACTTTCTAATTACCGCTTTATCAACATTGTGTTCATAATCCTGCACAAAGATTCCCATAGGATAAGACCCTGTGCTTGGGGGCAAGGTTCCAACATCATCTCCGCCACCAGCAATGATTTCACTTCTGTCTTTTCTTAATACATAACCAGAATAATAATGACTAATACCATCTTCATCATTCTTTCTGTTTGTGTAACCATTAGGTCCATAGATTGGGTTACCATCATATGCCCAACCAATCAATGGTGAGTGGTTTATTCCATCTTCGCCCTTGCGTGTTAACACATCTGTTGGGTTACCTAGGTATCCAAATGCAGTCCTTGTTTTGGATGTGTCCTCAAACACAAATCCATTACCAGAATCAAAATCTAAGTTTGGTGCACTGTTGATTTCATATACTCTGTCAAACTCATAGTATTGAACAGTTGAATCAATAATACAATCCTCACCAATTGGTATCACCTTACCACTAGTTGTTTGTGGGTTATAATCAATGCCAGAGTAAACAATACTGACACTATTAACTTCACCACTGTCATTCACTGTACAAGCAAGCACAGCTCCTTTACCGCGTGATGTGGAGTCAATTACACTGATGTTAGGTACATCTTTATAATACTTACCTTTACTAATCAAATATGCGTTTGTTACTCTTCCATATAGATCAAACTCCAAACTAATCTCAGCACCTTCTCCACTGGTGATTCTTGCCATTGGATCACTAAGGTGATTGTCAGGTTCAGTTTCAATAACCTGAATGATCTTACCTTCTTCAACAATAATGTCTGCAGGTGATTCTGACGCACCAATTACTAAAGATGGATTGACATAATTATGTCCTTGGTTAACAACTTTAATTTTAGCAATCTTTCCAGAATAATATTTCTCTGGTGAAATGTTACTGAAAGCAGAAACACCATCAACAAATGTACCAATTCTATTAGTACCCTTGTGGTCAAACATTGTGTTGGGTTGAATTGACTCTCTGCGTGGAATAACGTGAACTTGGTTATATCCCTTGATGTCTTTACCTATTTCAGGGTTCAATCCAAATCTACCAATACTATAATAAGGTAAGTTAGATGATGTTGCAAATACGTGTCTCTTATCAAAGTAAACACCATTTACTCCAGCACTGTAATTGCCAACATAACCTAATTCTCCTAAACTTATACTTTGCTCAGACAAGATGTCATCATAGTTCTCAATAAAGGATTCCATAATTGGTTCCCTTGGATCTATTCTTCCAGGACCATTTACAAACACTTCATCATCTACTGTGTGTAGAAGACCAGGGTCAACAACTTCTACTGTTTCAACCAGTCCCAAAGGCCAAGATCTACTAATATACTCTTCTCCATCTTCATTATACTTACCTTCAATGTAGTAAGGACCATAAACAGATGTTCCTTTGTTATGCAGTTTGGCAACACCAATGTATCCCCTTACACATCCAAGGAACTGGTTGAATGTTTTACTTGTGTATGAAATTGCCTCATCATCAATAAACACAACACCACTGTTAGGGAAACCAAGTGTTGTCTCTACTGTTATTGTATAAACATCTCTTCTGTCATCAATTGTACCATCTTTGTTTAGATTTCTGGTAAGTACTGTATTAGGGTTGGCGATCACCTTACCCTTGATGGAATCCTTCTGAATAAACATTTCATATTGTACCTCATCCTCATAAGGATATGATGAAATGTAATCACACACCATTCTTGCATAAACCTTTTCATCAAGGTAAGATTTTAGTAACAACTCACTGTTAATCAGTTTACCTGGATTTACATTACTCTGACTTAGGTCACAGAATGTATCTGGTACTGGAACCACTCTAAGTAACTCACTTTCATTCCAAGTTGATTTGGAAGGAATAATCATCCTGTCACCAGGATAAGTAACCTCTACATCATTCTGTGCAAACAGAATCTTGAATAGTGCCTTGATACCTAACTTAGTACCCTTTGCTTTGTAGAAGTCCTGAATCTTAGAAAGAATTACAGATCTTGTTACTTCTGTGGATACTCTTGTGGAATGAATGTTAGGTGTAAAAGAATCGTGAATGGTTTCTAACATTGAAACCAAAAACAACACTGAAAGGTTATAAACCTTAGCACCCGCTAAATGTTTTGTTGCTTCAGTGGTTGTATACTCACCAGTCCTTGTAAAGGTGGGTAGAATGTAAGTTCCTGATGCTCCACGCTTCAAATCATAAAAATAATTACCAACTTTCTTTCTGTAAAGAATAATTTCATCATCAATTAGAATTACGCCATTCTCATCTGGAAATCCATAGGTGTTATTCAGTTTTAGGATTCTACTCTCAGTTTCAGCAAGAATGTAAAGTGTGTCTCTCTCATCTGCACTTGCCTGACCTAAAATTGCAACATCAGCAGAAGTTGCAATAACTCTCTCTTCATCTTCTCTTGATTCATCAATTTCATTATAAGGATTTGCCAAATAATTAAATTGTACAATTTCATTACGATAAGTATCAAAATCCCTGTACTTTAACAGATGTTGCAGAATGTCTTGACCAAAACCAAGGCGTTCCTCACTTTCTGCAGTGGTTTCCATAAACTCGACAAACCTGTCGTAGTTTTCATAGATAAACCTAGGTATTGTTGAATGTACCTGGGAAGATGGAGTTATGGTTAGAGTGTTATTCATATCTTAGCAATCTTTGTGTCAACAACAGTATTGATGTCTGACTCTGCAACATCAAAGTCCAAATAAATTGATAACTTAGCTTCAACATCCTGACCACGAGGAAGTGCCCTTACTTTGATGATAGAATTGTTCTCTGTGGTACTTACAAACTTAATTGGTTTTTGATAACCAATAAGTATCTCTCCTTTCTCGTAATCTACTGTACCAAACTCCTTATTGTCAATAATCTTTTCATTGAACTCATTAAAGTGGAATAACCTAATGTTTCCACTACTGTCATCTTCAAAATAATATGTATTAGGTGAAACCACCCCTCCAAGTTCCATTCTAAACCCAGTGGTGTAGATTACAGGGTTATTACAATCTAACTTGAATGAATTCTCATAACAGATTTCATATGATGCAAATGTGTTCTCCACAATTGGAATATTCCTTCTCATTCTTAGATAAGTAAGGTTCCTTGTGATTGCTTGGTCAGAATCATCAACAGCACCAACAACTCTGGAATATCTTACAGTGCCACCAAACTTAGATACTGTAGATCCTTCAGAATACTTGTTTAAGGTATCAATAACTGTAGCAGTGATACCTGCAGGGTCCTTATTGGTAGCCTTTTCATTGTAAAACACAGTAGACACTGTTTCCACATAAACCACTGTAGGATCTGTTAGGATGATGTCTAGTGATGCAACTCTAAAGGGTTCCAAAGAATTTTTGATGTAATCTTTAGAAATATTAGATAACTTCTCACCTGTTGTAGGTTTTACTACAACATAAACTCTTCCATACTCAGCAATTGGTAGTTGTTCACCACCATACACATAGATGTCATCTACACCAGGGTAAATCTTGCGAATGATAGTTTCATAATCATCTGAAATGACACACCTGTTCTGGGATGCATAAAACTTGGGTGCCCTAAACTTAATTGATGAAACATCCTCAATCTTAGACCCACCAAATGATGGTTCAACCCTATCAACATTTACTTTGTCAGTTATCCTAGTTCCATAAGAATCAATGATCCCGCCAACAAAAACAATGTTACCAATGTTTTGAATACCATTAGCAACTTCTGCATTAGTAACCAAATATGATACTTTAATCTTTGCTCCATCCTTTAACAACTTTCCAAAAAACCCATCACCAAATACTAACTGATAATATCCATCATTTGTCTCTTGTAACCAATATACTCTACTTTCTTCAGTTAGTGTTACTAAGTTATCAGCTGCAGAATACAAATAACTGATATCTTCATTAGGATCTTCCTGTACTTCTACTCTAATTGTTGTACTATCTACAAGTGGGTTTTCAATGACAAATTTTTGATTGAAATCAGAATCATCTACTGTAAAGTTCTTATAAAGCATTACACCTTCATAAGTTTCAATATCTTTAAATGTAACTTTACCAAACTTACTTACTGCTGCTGTTTGGGTGTCAATTACATTAAAGATGAAACTATTATTAGTTGTGGAAGCATTAAATGCTGCTCCACCCATTACCTGAATGTATTTTGGAAATCCTTGTGGGTAACTTTGTTCCTCTAGTTCAATATTAAAGTCTAATATCAAACAAGATGACCTTGCAGAAGTTGGGGTGTACCCAATCATCTGTGCATTAGAAACTACATTATTTCTAAGGGATGCAGAAGCCAAGAAACTTTCATTAGCAACCATATTGGTGCTATATGCATTCAGTTGTGCCTGATAAGATATAAGGTTTAGAATAACCTGCAAGTTAGAACCAGCAAAGTCATAATCAGTGAATTTTCTTGTTGACTTCAAATAATCAATCAAGTTTTCTTTGATTTGTTCGAAATCTACTTCTGTTAGTTGTATTGCCCCTGACATTTGACCCGTCTTACTTTCAGTTATTTATCACTCATCTCGTAGGCTCTAAAATCTTGTTAACTCTGAATATTTGCTGGTAACCAACGATCCTGTAAGTGATTGTAACTGAAAATTGATTTTGATCGTGTTGGGCTTCGACATAAACTCCAGAGTTCCTTGGGTCTATACTATAACCATCTGTTGATGCAGGTGTAAATCCTACTAAGTTAGAACTGTCATATGATTCATAGTTCAAATTCACTAGTTCTATCCTTGGTTCAAAGTTATTAATAATTCTTTCAATTTCTGACTGCAACAAACTAGCTGTTGCCATATCAATAATGTCAAATAAGTACTCTCTTACTCCTGATCCAATGGTTCTGTCAAAAACAATCTCTGTTGGAGCGTAATAAATAAGGTTTTTTAGTGAATTCTCTATCGACCTTGTGTTTGTAAGTAAAGTAAGGTCATTAGTTATGGGATTTGGCTCAAAAGCCAAAGAAATATCAACGAATTCCTTTACATCCTTTGATAAAGTAACATTTTTGCCGTTATATGAAATAAAAGACATAAAAAAAGGGGTCTTACCCCCTTATTTATTAGACGTTTTCTTCTTCTTCAGTCCACTGAGGGAATTTCTCCTTCAATTTCTTGATTCTGGACTGTTCAAGGTACTTATCTGCGTCTGGACTGGTGATTAACACCTTAGTTCCGTGGTCTTGGAACATAGTTTCCTGAAGAAACTCAGGATAGGGTCCTTCAGTTGCCATAATTAGTCTCCATTTTAGTTATTTAGGATCGCCCTTGGCCGCGATAACGCTTTTGACGAGGTCGACTACTGGTTGGTGAAGTTTTTGTTCTCATTGAATTGCCTTGCCGGGTCTTTTTCTTATGTGGGACGATCATTGTCTCACCAGACTTAGTAAAAATCCGTGCCATTAGTCTGTTGTCTCCAGTTTAGTTAGTGTGTTTTCAATAGAATCCAAACGATGAAAGATTTCATCGAGTGCTTCTGTGATGTTTATGTGTTCTGACCGTCCTGGTGGACGGTACATAAGTTCTATTATATCAGTTTGTTCCAAAATATTCACTGGGAAGTGGAGTGAGTCCTTGCCACACAGCAGGAATCATTGCAGTTCGAGCTGCTTGAGGTCCAAATCGTTGCCACATTGAATAAAATTGATCAACATCTGACAATGTACAAGGAAAGGTCTTGATATTCTCAAGTGTGAGAAGTAAAACCTCTTCCTGTACTTGCTCAGGAGTGATATTGTAGTGGTTAACCAGAGTGGTCTCAGTCATTGTTAGTTGCGTAACTCATTTATTATAACACTCTATGATGCAGTAATAAAGTCGGGAGAAGTTCCTACTGGATAAGTTATATCCATAACTTCATCAATCGTTGTTGCGGCTGCAATCTGGTCTAAGATACCAAAATATGTATTAGACTCTGCAGTGATTCTATCAATTGCAGTTTGAGCCAATGGATGTCTTTGATCTGTCGGTAATGTAAGTTGTAACATTAATAGTTGTTCTGGTACATCGCTCTCATTGAATATTTTTCTCTGAGGATTTCTTAAACTATTCTTGATTAACGCCTTAGCAATTTTCTTTGATACTTCTAAATCAAATACAGGAACTCCATTGTCAATATACATAGAGTGCCTAAATCTAAGACTATAATTTATATTGTTCCTGGTATTATGTTCTCCACTTTCAAAAACTACATAATCAGTAATTGAATTTCTTGCAATAAATTCAGCCGGAGTGTCTGCAGCCTCTGGCTTAAACTCAACCAAATCATATCCTTTGGAATTTCCAGGCAATAACGCGTCACCTGGGATTTTATATAAAACTGCCTGGGTCATAGTAGCAATAACTCTTCATTCTTATTTATGAACCCTCATCTGGGTTTAGGGTGATTCCATGCAATAACCGAAAGCGTATAATCAAGCACATCAACATTTCC